TAATAAAAGACATACAAAGCTATGTAGACGCTACGTATGGCTTACATTATTCCAACGGAAAGTATCAAGCATCAGATATGATAATAGATGCAGGACATGGAGAAGGTTTTGCCATGGGAAACATCATGAAGTATGCTATGAGATACGGACAGAAGGGTGGTAAAAACAAAATGGACTTGCTAAAGATAGTACACTATGCTATAATAGCAATACATTTACAGGATAAAGAAAATGATTGAAGACAAAATAGGAACTAAGCCTTACTTAGGAATTGAAATAGACTACGATAAAGAAAAAACATTTGATAAGTTTAGTCTTGATACATTGAAAGATAGATATCTTTGGGAGAATGAAACACATGCACAAGAAGCATTCGCAAGAGCCTCCGTCTTCGGAGCAACCTTCAAGGGTGAGACAGATTTTGAGTTGGCTCAAAGACTTTACAACTACAGCTCCTCTCGTTGGTTCATGTTTAGCACTCCTATACTTAGTAACGGGGGAACAAGTCGTGGGCTTCCTATCAGTTGTTTCCTTAATTATGTTCCTGACAGTAGGGGTGGTTTATCTGCTCACTATGACGAGAACATATGGTTGGCAAGTTCAGGTGGAGGCATTGGTGGATATTGGGGCGATATTAGGAGTAACGGTATTTCTACTACTCATGGCAGTCGTTCTACTGGTTCAATTCCTTTCATGCACGTAGTTGATTCACAGATGTTAGCCTTTAATCAAGGCACAACAAGACGTGGTAGCTATGCAGCTTACATGGATATAAGCCATCCCGAGATTGAAGAGTTTATAAACATGAGAAAAGAATCAGGTGGAGACATCAACAGAAAGAATCTCAACATACACAATGGTATAAACATTACTGACTCATTCCTTGAAGCAGTAGAGAAGGATGATGACTGGAGATTGATTGACCCTAAAAGTAACGAAGCTGTTAAGATAGTAAACGCTAGAGACTTATGGTGGCAAATCATTCATGCTAGAGCAGAGACAGGCGAACCTTACATGATTAACATAGATACCTGTAATAAATATCTACCTAAAGCACAGAAAGATTTAGGTCTTAAGATTAGACAGAGCAACCTGTGTTCAGAGATTACTCTACCAACAGACGAAGAACGAACAGCAGTATGTTGTTTATCATCCGTAAACCTAGAACACTTTGATGCTTGGTCAAAGGATGATAACTTCATACAAGATTTAATAACCATGCTTGACAATGTTTTACAGCACTACATTGACAACGCAATAGATACAACACAACTAGGAGAATACAGTGCAAACTTTAAAAGATTTCAGAAATATGTTAGAGAAGGTAAAGAAGGATTTACTAAGTCTGCCTATTCGGCATATAGAGAGAGAAGTCTCGGACTCGGTGCAATGGGCTTTCATGCTTACCTACAAGGGAGGAACATTCCTTTTGAAGGAATCTTTGCGACTGGCTTCAACTATAAAGCATTCCTTTACATCAACACTAGAGCAAACGAAGCTACCAAAGAGTTGGCTGTGCAACGTGGAGAAGCTCCTGACATACATGGTTCAGGTAAGCGTAATGCTAACCTCATGGCTATTGCTCCTAATGCTAGTAGTGGCATTATATGTAGTGGCACTTCCCCTAGTATTGAGCCTTATAGGGCTAACTGCTATACTCACAAGACCTTATCCGGCTCTTACCAAGTTAAGAATAAATACCTTGAAAAGGTTCTCAAGACTAAGGGACTGAAGGGCAAAGAGTTAGATGAAGTTTGGAAAGATATCTCAGCCAATGAGGGTTCGGTCCAACACTTAGATATACTTTCTGATGATGAGAAAGAAATATTTAAAACAGCAAATGAAATAAACCAAATATGGATTGTCGAACATGCTGCTAAACGACAGGAGTTTGTGTGTCAAGCACAGTCTGTCAACCTATTCTTTACTTTACCTAAGAGTACAGAGCCACAAGAAGTGCATGATGAATACATGCAGTATGTGAATGATGTACATTGGTATGGTATGAATAAACTAAAATCGTTGTATTACTTTAGAACTAATGCAGCACGTAATGTAGAAAATGTAAACACTAAAGTTCCACGTATAAGACTAGACGATGTGGAATGTATCGCCTGTGAAGGGTAAGGAAAAATTATGAGTCTATTAAAAACTAGAGATTATTATAAACCGTTTGAATACCCATGGATGTATGAGTATTACAAACTACAAAATCAAATGCATTGGATGCCTGAATCAGTTCCACTGCACACTGATGTAAAAGATTGGCAGGATATAAGTCCTGAAGAAAAACATTTACTTACACAGATATTTAGATTGTTTACTCAATCGGATGTTGACGTAGCTTCAGGCTACATAGATAAGTACATGCCTATCTTTAAGAAACCTGAAGCAAGAATGATGATGTCATCTTTTGCTAACATGGAATCAATACATCAAGATGCATACAGCTTACTGCTAGATACAGTAGGTATGCCTGAAATAGAATACAAAGCTTTCTCAGAGTATGAAGAGATGGCTGACAAACACGATTACGTTGGGGAGTTTAAGCCTTTAAAATCTGATAAAAGAACTATAGCTAAAACACTAGCTGTTTATTCAGCCTTCACAGAAGGGTTGCAATTATTCTCTAGTTTTGCAATCCTCTTAAACTTCCCAAGGTTCGGTAAGATGAAAGGTATGGGTCAGATTGTTACTTACTCTATCCGTGATGAGTCAATGCACGTTGAAGCAATGACTAAATTATTTAGAGAATTTATCCAAGAGAACATAGAGATATGGACAGATGATTTCAAAGCAGAGCTTTATCAAATCTGTAGAGAGATGGTTGAGTTAGAAGATAAGTTCTTAGACTTAGTGTTTGAGATGGGAGACCTTCCGGGACTTACTAAGAAAGATATGTATGCTTACAATAGATACATAGCTGACAGAAGATTATTACAGCTAGGACTTAAGACTAACTATGACCAAAAAGAAAATCCTTTAGGCTGGATTGATGAAGTCATGGGTGTTGAGCATCAGAACTTCTTTGAAGGAAGAGCAACAACATACATGAAAGCAGGTCTACGAGGTAAACAAGACAGTGTTACTTTTACAGAGATTGAGAAATGAGGACTAAAAGAAAAGAAGCATTAGTCTTAGGTTACAAACTACTTTATGATAGGTCAGGTAAACTAGTATCAGAAAGAACATCAACTGATATATCAAGCCTGAAAGATTACTTAAGTAAAGAAGAGTATCATACTTTAGATACAGTTTTGAGAGAAGCTAATCTTAAACTTGATAATGTACACTCCTACTTAGAAAACTATTTAAGTGCGAGAGTTATGACGGAGAAATAGTAAACACTTGTACTTTGTTTTCTTTACCTTTTACAAGTATAGATTTCAAAAGAGTTAAGGATATAGCACTCTTAATTGCTGTGTTATATCCTATTACTATATCTTCTCCAAGTTCTTTAGTAGAGCTTTCTAGCCTTGCTGCTAAATTTACAGCATCCCCTATTGCAGAGTAATCAAACCTTGAATCACTTCCCATATTACCTATTACAGCTTCTCCTGTGTTTATCCCTATACCTATGTCTATTCCTAAATCGGCTTCAGCCATATCTTGTTTTATTTTCAAGGCTGTTTGAATGGCTTTGGTTTCGTGTTCTTCTAAGTCTATAGGTGCATTAAAGATAGCCATCATTGCATCTCCTATATACTTATCTACCATACCACCATGCTCTTTAACTGCATTAGCTTGAATCGTTAATGCTTTATTCATAATTTCTGTTACTTGTTCGGGTTCTAAAGTCTCTGACAAGCTAGTAAATCCACGCACATCTGTAAATAAAAACGTACAATATCTTCGTTCTCCTCCTAACTTCAGGAGTTCGGGATTATCTTGTAGTTGTTTTACTTGTCTTGGGTCAAGGTAATGTTCAAATTGTTTCTTGATAAGCTGTCTAAGCTTGAATTGTGTTCTAAAGTTTAAATAGAATTGTAAGGTAGCAATAAGTGTCATACTTATCATGCTCCATGTAAAGTCTAACAGGACATTAGAGCTTACAAAGTGATACTCCATATAGCCCATTAGAGAGAACAAACCTAAGAATGATACAACACCCTTAGTGATACCTAAATAATTGATTGCAAGGGCTGTGAGTAAGCCTGAGAGGATTAATAATAATAACTCAACAAACAATCTATAGTCAGGTATTTGTGGTGTGTCCATCAACATACTTTCTGATAGAGCAGCTTGTATCTTATGAGGTTCTAATAGTCCTACGGGCGTTGCGAGTTGTGGAGATATACCTTTAGCTGTGAATCCTACGAACACAAACTTGTTAGCTACGTCTAGTTCTTCTAGTGTAGTCTGTGGTGTATCAACCCAACTAATCCATTTACGACCAAGACTATCTGTGGCAATGGGTGGAATGCCTCTCACTCTAACCTGTTCAATTCCGTTTAGGTTTGTTACAACCTGATAAGTCTGACCACCTCCTAGTATTTTTAAAACTTCCGTTCCAAACGAAGCGACCCACCCATTGTTTGTTTGCTGTAGTAAAGGTATACGCCTTACTAAGTTATCTACATCTACTGGTGCAGATATAGCACCTTGATTAGCTGATTGTTTTAAAGGCTCTATGTTCTCTAAAAAACCTTGAGCTTTTGGTAAAGATATTATTGGACCTTTGATAACTGTACCAACTGTCTTTGGATAGTTACCGTTGTTTACTTCAGGCATAGCTATGACACTTGGAGAGCTTTGTAAAGCTTTAGAAAATGCATCATCTCCACCTAGCCTATCTGCATGTGGAAATAACATAACCCAACCAACACCTAATGCACCAGCTTCTAGTATATCATTGTGAATCTTTGCAAGTGTTTCTCTAGGCAAAGGATATCCACCTTGGTCATCTAGGAATTGTTCGTCTATGTTGAGGATTGTAAAGTGTCCGGTTGGACTTTGTTCTTGTACTAGAGCATCAAAGGTTTTTAATCTCAAGACCTCTAATGGAAGGGCGTTGTAAAGTAAAGGAATTGTAAGTAAAGATAATAAACCTATAGACCACTTCATGTTAGTCTCCTTGTGTTATAGTTATACTAGAGTTACCACCACCGTTGACAACTATCTGTGTACTCTTACCGTTCTGTATCATTACTACGGTGTAAGCATTTGTTTTATCTAAGTCTAATTTAATCGTGTCTTCTAAAGCTTTGTAAAATGTTATTACGTTATCAGTCATAAAAGTATTTATCTGAGTCTCACTATCGTAACCAATCTTAGTACCTTTTAAATCTATATCAGTTTTTAAAATTGTTGAGGTTTGGTCTAACTCATTGACATCTTCTATAATGTCTAACAAGTCTTCAAG